CTTCTTTATCCTCTATAACATTCTCTATTTCTGACAACAGAAACTCAGCCTCAAGGTGTTCTAATTCACTTAGAAAGTCATTCATCTTTTCTTTAGGTCTTTCAGCTTTATCAGCAAAATAGCCTTCTATTGAGAAACCTTTAACAACTCCTTCTTTTACATAGTTCTTCCATACATCATCAGAATCTACTCTAATTGCACCCATCCATGTTCCTACTGGAACTTCTTTAGTATTTTCATACAATCTACTCTTGTCATACTTTTCATCCTGGACTATCCAACTCTCTACAAGTGTTAAACCTTTTAAACTGTATTGATGTTCTAGAGATGCATTATGTTGATTGCCTTGTTTAAGATACATTTGTGATGCTTTCTCAACTGTTTCATTAGAGAAGTAGATGTAATAATCTTCATCATCTCCTTTTCTTAAAATAGGTTTATTAGGAATTAATATAGCACCTAGTAGTATTCTTTTATCTTTTGAAACTTCTGCTAATCTTATTTGCTCATCTTTTAATGCAACAAAATTTGATTGTATTGCAGGATTCTCTACAATAGAAATTGCATCTACTCCATTGTATTCAGTTTCCTCATCTAATATTAATTCTATAATCTTCATATTATTATAATCTTTTATTTTGTTTATTTATTAAATTCCTGCAACCATTACTCTATTTCTTTCAAGTTCCTGAGCAGTTGTAACTTCTTCTGCAACTACAAATGCTTGAATTGGCTGACTTTGTTGTTGTCCTATAGCTGATGCTAACTGATTTATTGGTGATGCACCTACTACATTAAAATCAGGAGCAGCTAATTGAGGTACTGGAGCTTCTTGTCCTCCACCACCTGCTGTAATACCTCCAACACTTAGAACTGGTATTTGTGTTTGTGTTATAGCTTTAATTTGTGCAAACCCTCCTGCTAATACAATAGCCATATCTGCAGCTTTTTGAAATGGTGTAATACTTAATGGATTTTTTTGTACATCTGCAGCAGCTTGATATGTAGATATTAATGCATTTGCTATAGCTAGAGCTTTAGCTGCATTTGATCCTTCTGCTGCTAAACCTATTCCTAAAGCTATAAATTTAGCTGCTGTTGAAACTTTAAACTTTTCACCTTCTTCTACAATTTCACCAGTATCATCTTCACTCTTTTTTGTAATCTCTGCAATAGTTGCAGCTTTAGCTTCTTCTAATGCTATGACATCACCATCATATTTTTTTGCTTGTTCTATTAAAGCATCAAACCTTTCTTGAGCTTTGGTAACTAATAATGCTGTTTTTTCTTCTTCACTAATAGCCAATGCCTCTCTTTGTGCTAATGTAAATGCAGCCTCATCATCAAGTTCTTTTTGTTTATCTGCTTCAGCTTTAAGTTTATCTGCATCTACCTTTGCTTGTTCTTCAGTTCTTAATGCTATGATCTGACCAGTTACCTCTTTCTGTTTTGTAAGTCTAGCAGTTTCTAATGCAATCAGATCTGCTTGGAGCTGTGCCTCTAATTCTAAATCTTCTTTAGTAGATCCTGATAGTTTATTTTCTTCCTGAATTACATTAAGTCTAATTCTAGCTAATGCTATTTCTTTATTTGTAATTTCTTCTTCTAATGCTCCTGCTTGTTCAAGAAATCCTATTCTTTGCTGTAAATCAAATTGATTTTTATCTACTGCTTTTTCTAAAAGTTCTGCTCTATCTCTATCTGCTTTTGCTCTATCAATTATTAATTGTCTTTCTATTTTATCTCCTTTAGCTTGAGCATCTGCTAACTTAGCTACAATCTCTAATTCCTTTCTAGTTTCCTCTCCAAAATTCTTAACACCATCAGTTGCCTCTTTGAAACTTTCTTTAATTCCATCAACTGCAGCAGCAGCACCTTCAGCATCACCTCTAAACTTTGCTCCTAAATATTTACCAACATTTAATAGAGCTGTTCCAAAACTGGATAAGATGTCTGTAACATTTCCTACAACAACACCTATTTGTTTAGTAATTTTTATAAACTCATTCTGTCCTTCTTCATTACTTGTAAATGCAGCACCTACAGCTGCAATAGCTACAACAAATGCACCAATACCAGTAGCTATTAAAGCACCTTTAAATGTTTTTAAACTTTTAACTGCTGTAAGAACACTAGCCTTTATAGCCTTGAAACTAGAAACCATACCTCCTGATAAGGCATCACCAGTTTCAGATATGTCATCCATGTTAGTTTCAACCTGCTTTAGGTCTGTTGCTGTTTCTTGGATTTCTTTGTTAGCTTCTTTGTTATCAACTTCAAAAAGTAACTGTATTTTTTTTATAACACTCATTTGTTTTTATTTATTTCCCAGTTAGCCATCCTCTTAGCAATCTTTAAACCTTTCTTCCAGTTGTCAGGTAGATATTTAGAACCTTGTGCAAACTTTATATTGTCAGTTTCACCATTTACTATCTGTAGTAAGTCTATAATGTTCTTTAACATGCTATCTATATAATACTTAATTGAGAACTTTTTAATAATTTTTCATATTCTTTTTGATCTCCTCTTGCATCCCATATATTTTCTCTCCACCATGAGGTAATTATGTATTTTGTACCCCTAATTACATTTGTACCCCCATGTGTCATGTACTCATTTGTATGACCATGCTGCAAATTGTTCCACACTAAGGCTTTTCCTTGCTCTGCTTTTATAGATTTCTTTAGATGTGGAAAATCTGTGTTACCTCCTTCAAAATTGTCATTTAAATACAACATAAATGTGTATGTTCTGTTACCTGATGATAAACAATTCCTATCATATGAATCACCTTTAAAATAATCTTGATGATTTCTAAAATATTGACCTGCTTCATACCTTTGTCCTTGTAATGATTCTCCTTTTTTTATATTTAAACCTAAATACTTTGCTATTTTTCTATGTATTGATTCTACTGTAGGATCATTAGCAACTAAATTAGCTGTATATGAAGTTCTAGCTAAACTATACTCATTCATTTCTTTACCTAATCCTACAACCATTGATTTATTTGCATATTTATCTATCATTCTTATTAGATACTTTGCTTCATTTGGATCAATAAAGTTTTTTATCTCTTTCATTATGGACAATTTATGTTATACCAACCACTTAGAGTTTGAGCTGATGCATCCCAAAAATAATATCCACCCCCTATACTTGATGCATAGTATCTATCATTAGGTTCTAAAGTTGTACAATTAATATCAGTATATATTAATGATGATGCTGCTAATGTGCTGCCATTTGTATAAACAAGAACATGAAAAGTTTGACATAAACCAATAACTGAATTAGCTTTTAATAAGTCTAATGCAAAACATGTTTGAACAGGTGGTCTTACAGGAGGCTGAACTGGATTGTTTTGCTGACAGTCTAAACAGTTTGCTCCTGCTGTGTTTTCAGTTGAATAAATATTAAAATTAGTGTTGTTTAATTCTAATGGACTTACTCCTTGATTTGTGTTTTGCCATCTGTAACATTCAAACCCACCAACTTCAGATATAACCCACCATGTTGAAATTTGTTGTGAACTATAAACTGATATAATTGCTCCAGTAGGATCATCACAACTTATAAATGTTGCATAGTTTGTTGATCCTGCAGGTGGAACTGGTGGAACTACTGGTGTTAAACAGTTAGTATTACCAGTATTTGTTACAGCACCTATTTGTGTTCCATTTGTTATAACTGCAGTTCCTACTACTTGATATGTTGTACCTGATGCTCCACCTAATCCTACTACATCTCCATTATTTAAACTTACATCATTAACTGTTTGTAAGGATAAAAACCCAGTAACTGAATCACTACATCTTTGTAAAGAGTAATACAAAGTGTTACTATTAACTGTTGGACAACCAGTCTGACCAGTATCTGTTACTGTTCCAACATTTGCATATCCACCTCCAGTAACCCCTATTGATAAAACTGTATAAGGCATACCATCAGGAGCTTGTACTCTATCTCCAACACTTAAAGTTATTTCAGTAGTACTATTACCTGATCTAAAACTTCCTTGCAAAGTATAACATTGCCTTAATTCATAATATTGTGGACATGTTGTTAAACTAGATGAAGATACTGCTACTGATGTTCCTGACTGAGCTACTCCAATAACTTTATATGTTACACTAGGTGTGGCTGTTTCATGAACCATATCATTAACAGCATAAGTTACTTGGTCAGTTGATTGGCTTGTTATAAAACTAGAATTATTAGTTGCACATTGAAAAAGTTTATAATACTCAATACCAGTACATGGTATCTGAGGACAACCTAATACATTCAAACTTGTAACAGCTCCAATTTGAAGTTGATAATTACTAGGAGTAGTTGTTGTTCCATGTACTGTATAACATTTACTAGTAGTAGGATCTTGAACTCTAGAGGCATTAGCTACAGTAGAATTCTGTGTTAAAGTTATATCAGAAGTAGTAGTTGTAGTAACAGTAAAATCTCCATATTGACAACTTTTTAATAAATAGAACTCTGTTGTTGCAGAGCTACCACAAGGTGAACAACTAGATAATGAATCTAAATTAATACTTCCAGTTTGATTTGTAGTTGAAACAACCCTATAACAAGTGTTATTGTATGATTTAGTTGTATTGTTTAAATTACCACAATTACTTGTGCCTAAATGAACAACTGTAGCTGTATTATTACAATCATTTAAAGAATAATAGTATGTAGGACAAGTTCCAGTTGCTAATGAATCAATATCAATAGTTCCACTAGCTGAAGATGGTGATATAACATAAGTTTGATTATTGTAAACTCTAGTACCTGACAAAGAATTGTTTGCACTAAACCCAATAAAAGTTGTACCACCACAACAAGGATTAAGTTGATAATAATTAATTGTAACATTTCCTCCACAACTAAATTGAGCAGGACTAGGTGTTGATGCTATTGTAACAGAAGTAACAGTATCTTGAGATGTTGCATTAGTAATAATGTATTTAACATTACTAGAATCAAATACTTGTTGAGATGTTGCATATGTTGGGCTTCCTACTTGTGATGCTGTTCTTAAATTAGTTGCATTGTCTGAACACCTTAGTAATCCATAATAGTTTGTAGGATCAGGTGTATCTCCTGATGGACATTGTGTAAGTCCAGTTGATGATACACTTTTAGATGTATGAGTATTAGGAACATTATTTCCAACTACCTTATAAGTGTTTGCTGCTGCATCTACAACTCTTGTATTGTTTGATAAGTTTAAATCTGCTAATGTCAATAATGATTCAAAAGTACTGTTAGGTGAATCACACTCATATAGAGTTAATACATTAGTTAATGGAACTCCTGTTCCTTGACCTTCATCTCCTCCTTCAGGCTGTGTTGCTAAAATATCATTTACAGTTTCATTTAAGAGTTCTAATTGACTTGATCCTGATAGTAGATTAGTTGTAATGCTATTTATTCTAAATCTATCATTATTAATCACAACAATATCTGCTAGTGTATAGTTAATAACAAACTTCTTAGGTAATCTAGCTGTTATTTTAGATAGTCTTTTAGCTTGATTAAATATTCCTGCTATATAAAATCTATAGTATTTTTCAAATAATGATTCTGTAAAGTCATTACCTCTAGTCCATTCATTTAATTCTAATCCAAAATTGATAGTTTCTGCATTAGTTGTAGCATCTAAACTTACAGAGTTAGATGGAATCCATATATCATTAATTGATACCATTCCTCCTTGACTATTTTTAGTTTGCAAAAATCTAATAGGATCATTTATTGGTAGTGAAACATAGTTCCCAATAAACATAACTGGAGATTCAAAATAGGATTCACTATTCTCATTTGCCATCCATCCCCATTGTATATCAGTTTGTGCATTATTAAATCCATTAACTAATCTTTCATATTTTAAATGTGCAAATGGTGCTTCAACATCAAACTTACTATTGTTGCTATCTAATCCACCAGTTTCTACATAATTAATTGCACCCCATGAAGTATTACTAATCTGATCATGTTGATTTGCAAAGATAGCTCCAGTATCTTTATATTTAAATTCTATTTCTTCATATGGTAATGCTTTATCTACTGTAAGTGATTGAGGATCTACAAACTCTGTTATATCTCTAATTGTTCCTGCTGTGTAATAACTTTCTAATGTCTGAACATGTATGATTCCATCTACTTCATATGCTGTCAAATTAAACATTTTAAAAAGTCCAGTTAAGAAATCAATAACATTCATATTAGGCAAGTGTTGGCTAATGATAAATTCTTTAGTTAATGTTATAGGAATTGATGTTGTAGTTTGTGATGTTAATATATTCCCATTTGGATCTGTGCTTTCAAATGTTACACTTGTAATATCAAATGTTGATGCTGATTCTATTGTTACTGTATAACCCTCTGATGTATTTGCTAGCTGTTGAGATATAATTGCTATGTTATTGCTTTGTGTTAAGAACTCTCTCCTGAATATAACCTCTGATCCCTCTCTTAATACAACTGTAAATGTAGGATATGCTTGTTGTGTATTTATTGTCCATTTACCAAATACTGTTTGGCTTGGATTTAAATTAAAAACTAACACTCTTGAATTGTTGGTAACTACATGGTTATTTGATGCAGTTGGAAATCCAGTTATTAATCTTTCTGCTATTCCTAAATCTTCAAATACTCTGCCTTCTTTATTTTGACAAAGCATGTATAAGTTTTTATAGGTTTCAGATCCATTTGTTAAATGAAAGAAATCATCACTAAATGTAATTGTTTCATATTGATCCTCTATTGCTTTTACTATCAAATGAGCTTTAATAGCATATGTCAAATCTTCAAAATAAACACCATGAACATCATTAGCACCACCACCAGTTGTAGGATATAGGTTTCCTCCATTAGCCACATTAACTTCTTCATCTGAGTTTAAATATGGAAAGTTTGTAACTGGAGAACTATCATACCAAAGTCTAACTGTATTAGATATTAATGGAACTATTACAGCAGCTTCATACTCAATAGTATCTACTGTTTTAGTATATCCAGTAGCATTTGTTAAAGTTGTTTGAATTGTAGAGGCATCATAATCTAAATTAAAATTGTTTAGCCATGTTAATCCACTAATCTTATCATCTTTTAAAGTGTCTTTTAGGTTTACTGTATTTCCAAAGAAGGTAACTCTATAAGATTCAGGCTTACCTTTTACTAAGTTTACTCCTTCTAATCTTAGTTTTCCATCTCTAAATGGAATTGAATTAAGTTCTATCTTAGCATTTATCTTTTTTCTAGCATCAAAAGTATAACCCTGAACTAAATTAAATCTATAGTAATGTCTGAATATCTTGTTGTTTACATCTGATGCAGGAAGTGTAAATGGTTTAGTAAAATCTGTAAACACTTTAGAAATATCTCTAATGTTTTGAATTGTTTGAGTTAAACTAACACTCTCATTATCAAAAAGCTCTACTCTTTGACTTTCTATGTATAATTGAAATTTGCTCATTATCTAACACTATTTACAATATCATATGCAAACTCTACATTGATTGAGTAGTTTACAAGTTTATCATTTACTTTAGTTTTCTTTGTTAATGTATTTGTTACAACATTTACTGGATGAATTACTGAATCTACTTCTAACCAAACTTGTTCTGATAATATAAGCTGTTTCATAGTTTCAAACTGTCCTTCATCTACATATCCAGTATTTAATGTAATCTGTTCTGATCCTTGTTTGTTGTAAACATATTTCTGATGTGCTGTAGTTGAATAAGTGTTTGCACTCATTAACATAGAATCATAATTCTCTTGTGTAACATTTAAACTTAATATATTCTTTTTGTTGAAATAGAACATTTGTAACCCTCCAAACTTATTGACAAAAATCACTTTCATATAATCAAATACTGGTTCACAAATTCTATGGATAGTTACATTGATTCCACTAACTGGTGTTACAACTACACCATCTGCTACACTAGTTGCAACTGTAAAATAAGAAACACCATTAGATGCTTCAATAGGAATATATGCTGCTGTTGAATCAGGTAGATACATATCTGTAGCAGTCTGTAACATTTGTCCTGATGAGAGCTGATGATTAACTCCTTCTTTAAATTCTGAGTATGCCTCAAATCCATACATTGTATGATTTACTGTTTGTCCAGATATTGGAGTATCTGTTGTACCTGCTAAAGCATTTATTGCTCTTGTGTTTTTATTGTTTACATAAAACTCAACTTTAATACTTGCAGTTACTACAAAACTGTTATTAGTAGCTGTTGAATATGGAAACACTCCATCCCATGTAGGATTCAGATAATCTCTAATTAACTCTGATACTTCAAATGATACATTTTTACTAACTGTATTTTTTGATATTACATAAACATCAACTGAATTTATTGTAATTGTTAGGTCTGCTGATCCTACAGTTGCAGCTGTTGAAGTTTCATCAATAAAGAAAGGAGTTCTAAGTCTTGTTAAGTAATTTGCCATATTATTTGATTTGTGTTGTCTGATCTAAAAATGATTCTACATCTAGTGCATAGGCATCTATAAATTCTTTAGGTAGTTTTTTATATGCTGATTCAAAAGCTTCAGTAAACCAGTAAGATGGTTTTTTCCCAAACCAAAATATTGACCTAGCAATTAGAAAGGCTAAACTCTGCTGTCCACCTTTCATGAACTTTCCAGTTTCTTTACTTCTTAATCTTAACCTTTTCTTATTAGCCCATTTTAATATTGATGATGTTGGAGGCATACCTTTTAAAGAGTTTCCTTGACTTTTATAACTAAATGTCTTTAATCCATATTTTCTTTTACCATACTTCTTTTTAGTACCATCAACTCCTGCATCTAAGTAAGCTCCATAATCTAAATACATAAACTGTAACTGCAAAGAATTTGGAGATACTTTTAAATTATCATCTACTGACTTTTCTAATTTTCCAGATGCTACTAAAGGATATGATTTTCCATTCCTTCTAATCCTTTTCTTTTTTAGATTCTTTCTTGCAGCAATAACTACATTCTTTCCAAAATCTTGTAATGCTTTCTTTGTTTTATTGAAGTCCATTAACAAACATTTATATCATTAACAATTTGTACTGTAAAAGTAGTAGCCCATCCTGCTAAGATGTTTTCAAACCTATCAAAGAAAGGTTCACATGTAGGATCTCCTACTAACTGATATCCAGTTTGTGATAATGCTCCTATTCTAAGTCTGCTAACAAGTCTGTTTGAAACAGCTAACTGAGTATTAAGAATATCCTGAGTATTAGTATTACCATCAAATACATCATCTACAAGTTGATTATTAGTATCAATCTGTTCCATTGTAAGAACTGTAAAATTAAACTGTAATGTCTTTTCTGCATTTGTAGCTCCATCTATAATGATATGAGCTAAAGGAAATATAGTTTGTTTCTGTAGATCAATATCTGTTATATCTCCAAATGTACAAGTCTTTATACTTGGATTTGACAACAGCTCATCTTTGATTGTTGTTAATACTAAGTAAAACCCTCTTATTCCCTGATCACTTGTTGCCATAACTTTTCTTTAATTTTTGATTCTCTAATATTGATTTTTCTGTAACATATTCTAAATACATTAAAATTTTATGTGCTTTTTGTTTGGAGATATATTCAAATTTTTCAATACTTCCTTGACTTGCTGTGTAAAAAGATGAATACCAATTCCATTTTGCATTAAACCCTCCTTGACTTGTGATTGATCCTTCAGGACTCCCTTGTCCAAATAGTCCATCATAACTTGAGATAACTCTTTCCCTAAATTCAGCAAAAAAAAAACAGCACCCAATGCAACAGATAAAGGCATATCCTTTAAATGCTCATTCATTGTACCATCATATTCCTTTATGTTATATCTACCTCTGACATTTATATCAACAGGTCTAAATAAAACAGACATAGCCTTATCCATTTGTTGCCAATCTTGCAGGTAAGTATCTAGATCTACAAATTCTCCAAATGTAATCTCATCTAAGTTTGGTATGAATCCATATTGAACCTGATCAAGAGTAAACATTTTAGTGAACTTACTATCTTCATCAAACATGTTGCTTAATGTTAGTGTTATTTCCTGGACATCTTTCCATCTCATCTTAGTAACATATTTAAGCTCTACATTACAGAAGATTTCTATCATTTTTTGTGCTATAAACATCTCATCATTATCTCCATCTTGTATCTTTAAATATTTCTGATACTGTCCTAGAGTTATTTCAGATAAGTTCTCAGGCACTTTAACCTCTATTTCCATATCTATATAATGCAAAAATTGATATTTTTTAAAAAGTTTTTTAACAGAAGGATCAGATTGTAATAATAATGTATTATATTAGCTGTATGAAAACAAAAACACTTAAAGAAATATTTTGGTTAGCTAAGACTTTACCAGAATATCAAAGGAAACAATTAGCTGCTATACTTATAGCTGATACTCTTAGTCCTTTATCAATGTTTGATACTGCTGAGTTAATTAACAATGCAGGATTTGATAAAAAGAACTTAGAGGACATTCAAGAAGAATGTGATAACTTAGATTATCAAATAAGAAAAACACTTCAATAATGAAAGACTTACAAGAATTAGAAAAACACTTCAAACAGCCTCTTTGGCTAATCACAATATTACTTTGGATTTTGGCAGTAGGACTAGTCATCCTAATGTCATTTGAAAGTTCAATGTGATTTTTTTTTCATATCAATTAAGTTTGAGGATAGGTGCTAGATTAATTTTTAGCACCTTTTTTTATTTAATAGCATACCTTCCATAATTAGGATAGGATAACTTATGCACTACAGAGTATCTTAAACTATCACAGAAGTGATTAAATCTGTCTAGAGGCTTATTAGTTGGATTGTTATTTCTGTCCTCTATATACTTGTAGTTTTCCAACTCTTTAATTCCATTCAAACTATCCTTAGTGATATGCAACTTGTATCTTCTTACTAAATCAATTCCATAATTGATTTCATACTTCTTCTTCCCTTTTATGTTCCATCCCATTCTATGAATCTCCTCTATTGATTTTGGTTCAGAACTATCTGCATATATCTCATCTCTTCTATCTAATCCTAGTTTCTGAAACTCTTTAACCAAATCTTGATTAGTTAAACCTTTCTCATATAACAACTCTTTAGTGTACATATTATCACCTTCAATATAAGTTGCACACAAAGCTGATGGATCAGAGGCAAAGCCAAAGTCTAATCCATATGATAATAATCTTGCATTATCTGGCACTCTATCTATTAAATGGAACTTGAATATTAATGACCTACTCTGACCTCTTAAACCTAATCCATAAATCCTCCAGTAATCTGGATCAGATTCTTTTAATCTTAACAGCTCTTGTCTAAGTGCTTTAGATATAAATGGATTCTGCATAAATGTAGAAATGTGTAATTGACAATCTTCTCTCTCTAAAACTTTATCATAAATCCAATGGAACTGGTCATGAGGATTATAATCAAGAATACATGATATTTCACCATCATTACCATCTGTTCTAAACATTAATTGATTAAAGGATTCATAGTCAATTTCATTAGCTTCATTAATAAATAGAAGATCTCTTTTTCTACCTCTAACTCTGCTCCCCATGTCCAGGCTAAAGAACTCTATTAGATTTCCATTTAACCAATACTCATTAGATGTTTTGTTATGGTAGATTTCAGAATACAGTTCATTGTTTCTTAGTATCTCTAGAAAATCCCTCATGCAACTGGACCTAAGACTGGGAAGTGTCCTTCTTGTGATACTAATAACTTTACCAGTATTCTTATTACAATATGAAAAGATAATCCATAGAAGTGTGTTAAAAGTCTTTCCTGATCTACTTGATCCTTGTAAAGCTACTATTTTGCTTGTGCTTGATTCTAATACTTCAAATACAACATTAGTCTGTATCTGTTTCATCCTTTAGAATCTTAACCTCAAACATCTTATCTCCTATTGTATCAATTTCACTTCTCTCTATATATCCTCTCTTCTTTCCTTTAGTCTTTAGGTAGAATAGAATCTCAGCAGTCTTACCATCTTTTATATTAGATAATAATTGATGTTCTGCAAAGTCTAACAGACCTTCTCTTACTTCATCTACTTTACCAGAGAACTCCTTGTCCTTCATCCAATCATAATATGTTTGTCTGCTAATCTTAGCTGCTGAACATGCTTTGCTAACATTCCCTAATTTGGATGCAAACACTTCTAAAAATTTCCCTTTATCCTTTGCCATTTCCTTTTTTGTCTATTTTATGTCAAGTTTGTAAACTTTCCTCTTTCATGTTTATAATAGCTTCTTCATACATTTCTTTAACAACTGTTGATAACTTTAAAAGATTATCCTCAGACAAATACTTAAGTTTTGGTTTGATGAAATCTATTCTTTGAGCTGCAACATCTTCTTCTAAATCAATTACAACAGCATGATACCAATCATCTAAATTCTTATTATAAGATTTATATATATTAAAACATTTAAGACTATGAATTACACTTGCATGTGTTATCTCATATCCATACTCAGAACACAAGTCTTGAATTTCCCTTAGATTAAACCTATAGAAATGTCTTAGAATAGTATATAGTAATGACCTTACCTCTACTACTTCTCTTCTTCTGGTGTTTTGGAATATGTTTATTCCTGATAGTGTTTCTATTTCATCTATCAGACTTCTGATCCTACTCTTAGTTCTCATCATTTTTTTCTAGTTTAAATTGTAATGCAGCTAAGGCTCTCCAAGCTACTTTTGCTAAGTGCAACACTCCATCATCATCTAGTTCATCAGCCTCTAGGAGATGTCTAGTTAAAGCATCTAGATGGTCAGTACTTTTACTCTTATCCCAATGTAATGGTTTTCCTTTATGATGTTGGTCATTTCCAATCTTACTCACTCTTGAAACTTCCATAAGTGCATCTGGGAAGTAATCTATAACTCCAGTCCAAACTGGATATTCTTTTCTATTCATTTTTAAGTGTTTGTGT